CACAATCACCTCAGGTGGTATTGTTGCTGGTCTTAGCACTGTAAATAGCATCAATGCAACTCATATTAACATCACTGGTGTCTCTACGCTCTCCAGTGCAATCGTAGGATCAGCAGTCACAATCACCTCTGGTGGAATCGTTGCTGGTCTTAGCACTGTAAATAGCATCAATGCAACTCATATTAATATTTCTGGAATTACTACAGTTGCCGCCGGATCAACTGCAGCACCATCAATCAGTCCAACAGGCGACAGTGATACCGGAATATTCTTCCCATCTGCTGATACCATTGCGTTTGGTGAAGGTGGTGCTGAGGCATTGAGGATTGATTCAAGTGGTAATGTCGGCATAGGAATCATAAATCCAGGAGCAAAACTTGATGTAACTGGTGGTGAGCTTGTTGTTACCCCAAACACAGCGGGCAAAAATACTATTACCTTAACGACTAATGCAGTAGACGATGGAAGAATACTAATTAAATCAAACACAACCACAAAGGTTGATATTCAAGCCAACGGCGCTAGTTACTTTAATGGTGGTAATGTCGGCATAGGAACCAATAATCCAGGAGCAAAATTAGATGTTAATGGTGATATAAGTGTTACTGGTGGATTGGTTAATGCTTCAAGAGTAGATACGACATACCCAAAAATAAGTATTAATAATATCTCAGCAGCAAATGATACTACTGGAGATGTTACTATATCTGGTTATTACCCAATAATATTTAAAACCGATTTTGGCCACGAAAGAATGAGAATATCCAGAGTGGGTAATGTCGGCATAGGAACCACAAATCCAACATCACAACTTCATATAACAGGACAATTCCAATCAACACAAGCAAACTCCACAACAACTGGTGGAGGTCAAATCTACCTAAATAGTGCAACAGGAAACCGAATTGATTTTAATACAAATGGTGTTGCTGCTCCTACATTTACAACAAGAAGTATTGGTACTAAGTTAGTACTATACCCACTACTTAATGCATCTAATGTTGATTATGCACTTGGAATTGATAACAATACTTTATGGTATTCTATTCCCGAAACTACTACACATCAATTCAAATGGTATGCAGGAACCACAAACATTGCAACACTCTTTGGAAATGGTAATGCTTATGTTTCTGGTTCTGTCGGCATAGGAACCAATAATCCAACATCACAGATTTCTATCGCTCACACACTTGGGAATTCCACAGTACTCTTATTAAACGCTGGTAATAGTGCTCCCAAAGGAGAATATCCATTATTCTCAACATTGGATGGAAAATCTCCGTCAACATCTTATAATGGATGGTTTTTGTATGATAATAATACTACAGGTGATTTACAATTTTATAGAAAACAAGGAGCCTCTGCTCCAGGAACTTTAGTTCCTGTCATGGCATTTGACAGATCTCAAACACAAGTTGCGATTGGCACAGATGGATTTTATCCATCATCCATTCCTCTTTATGTGAGAGGAAATGCATCCACTGGAAACTCCACCGGTGCTTTCTTTGGTTCTAATAGTGTATCCAACTATGGACTGAATGGGGGAATCGGTATAGGTGCGAATCCAACAACTGGAGATGGATTTGTGACATCCCTAGGAAGTAATAATGGAGTTGCATTTTATACTGAGTCAACAGGAGGCATAGTTAGAGTTGCTTCACGACTTTCACCAACGGGTATTCATACAGTTGGCAATCAACCAGTATTTTCTGCGTACCGATCTGGAAATCAAACTGGAATGAACCTTACTGTAGGAAATACTAGTGTTGCAATTTTTAATGCAGTACATCTTAACATTGGAGGTCATTATAGCACATCAACTGGTTTGTTTACCGCACCTGTAGCAGGAAGATATGCATTTAGTGCTGGTGGGTATATGAGTGATGATATTGAAGAAGCATGGTGGATTTACAATGGAGGAAGAAATGTAACCCCTATGTCCTCACCATCGAGTATCGTACCTAAAGCAATGGATATATTTTATCTTGCTGCAGGAGATACTATTGGTATTCATTTTTATGATAGCGGTGGCCAAACCAATGGGACTATGTATTCAAACCAGTATCACACATATTTTAAAGGATATTTGGTGTGTTAAATAACTATTATTACTAAAAAAACAATGGTAACATATACAGTTTCATTAACAGAAGCAGAAAATAAAGCAATGCAATTTGCTGCTGCATCACCTCAAGATTGGATTGATAATGTTGTTCATAACCGAGCAAGAATTGCAATAGATGAAATCTCATCTATATATGTTGATTATAGAATGAATAACAATCTTAGCATTGCTGCAACTTCAAAATCAGAGATGGTTTTAGCAGCATTTGATGAGGGTATTGTAGTAACCGTGGAAGAGACTAATGCACTTCCATATAATAAATAATCTTATAAATATCTAAAAATAAGGTGTTAGAGAAAAATGGCGGATCGTTATCCTTTAGTTGTAGATTCATCAACTAATACATTAAAAGAAATACCATCTGGAGATAATCTAAATCTTAGTGGTAGTAGTATTGTTAATGTGAGTTCTGTAACAGCAACTAGTGTTGCATCAACTACATTTACTGCAAATCTCGCTGATAGGATTGGTAATCATAATATTAGTCCGATTGTTGGACTCACAACAATCTATGTGACTACTTCTGGTAATGATGTTACTGGAACTGGTACATCTGCCGCTCCATTCGCTACTCCACATAGAGCAATGGAGTACTTGAGAGGAAAACCAATCATTTCTTCATCTGAAGGTAGAGAACCATATGTATATGTAAATGTTGGTGTTGGAACTTATAACTTTGGTTTAAAAATAACTAATCAGGGAACTGGATACTATCAAAACATGAGAACTGCTGTTACTGGTGGTAGTGGTTCTGGTGCATATGTTGGTATTATTACAACAAATAACTCTGCTGGATTAGTAACTTGTGTGGTCTTGATTCATGGTGGCGAAGGATATGTTGCTGGGGAAACACTAGGTATTTCAACAACTTTTGGATCTGGACTTCAGTTTATTCCACTCACTGTTTCGGCAACTGGTGCAATCTTAGGTCCATTACGTGTAGATCATCCACAAGGTGAACTGATTGCAATCACTGGTAATGTAAGTGGAACAAGACCAGGATTAAGAGGAAATCATTATTACAACCAAGGTGGAGTTGGTGTTGGATCAAATCCAGCACTTGCTGGAGCTACATGGAGTTTAGATAGTCTTGGATATAATAGATATGATTCCACTTCACCAGCTGGAGCATATCCTAATCCAATGGGAGCAAGAGGTGCTACACAGGCATCAAAAATTTATAATACAAGTATTATTGAAGCACATTATCAGTCAAGACTGTATTTCCATAACTGTGGTGGATTAGTTACACATGGAACAGGTTCAAGAGTTGACAAACTAGCTATCATGGCTCCAGATGGTATTGGCGGCATTCATGGGGTAAGTGGTGATGTATCAGTAAATAATAACACAGTTTTTGGTGATAAAATGCAAGGTCCTGCTTTTGGACATTTGACTGGATTTACCAATGTTACTTATAACATGACAAACTCAGTGCCCATTGCATATAAGTCTCATAGATATCCGATTGGTGGTTATATTGGTGGTTTTGGATCACTTGGACCAAATCTTGTAATCTACAATTTTGCATATGGTATAGTCATGTGGGGTGGTTCTGGAGATGTTCAAGAAATTGCAATCGTTAACTGTCGTTCTGGAGCACAAGCACAATCATCCGCTGCCATAAATATGGATGGTGTGATTATGTTGAACTGTGCAGGTTATGGTATTCTTGCTCACAGAGGTGGAGATGTTGAGTTCTTAAGAGGTATTTCTAACAATCACGGCATCGATGGTATAAGTCTACTCACGTCAAGTAATGTTGTAGTAGGAAGTCCAAATATTGGACTCTCTTCTGCACATGATAATCAGTACACTATCGTTGCAAATAATGGTACTGCTGGTATCAGAGCAACCTATGGCGGAGTCTTACAAACTTCTGGTGTCGCGTATGTTCATGGCAATGCGTCTTTTCAGGTAGCAGCAAGCACGGGTTCATTGATTGGGGTTGGCAACTCTGCATATGTTATTCAAGGAGCAGGCAGCGCAACATTGTTCTCTCCAGCATTCGACACACTCGGTTCAAGTGGAGAAATCATTATTGGTTGATTTTTTCAAATCAAGATTTATCAAACCCCTCTCAAGAGGGGGGTTTTTATTGACATATTTTTTTATTTATAGTATAATATCAGAGAATAACTTTTTAATCTATGACGATAAATGTAAGTGGATTGTTTTCACAACCTTTAGCGCAAGCAAAACTTGATCTAGATACTAATAAAATAGTAAAGTTTTATAACGAAATCATCAAACCAAATAAAGTAGCAGAGAATCAGAGTTCTATGAATCAATATCTGTCCCACTTTGGTGATGGACAAGATGGAAAAGGAAAAACTTTATTTGAAGCATATCCTGATCTTGAATACATTAAAGACGCAATCATTGAAGCAGGTAACAAAGTATATGTTGATGTATTGAACTATGAAGGAGAACTTGATATTACTAGTTGCTGGTTAAATGTTTGTGAAGTTGGAGGTAGTCAACCATTTCATAATCATGGCAACAGTGTGATTTCTGGGACTTTTTATGTAAATGCTGATGAAAATAGCAATCTTACATTTCAAAGTCCATTTACACAGTCATCTAACTTTAATAATGTATTTGTAAACTATCCATCAAATAATCCATGCGAGTATAACTTTCATCATAGTTACATGACAGTCCCTTTAACTTCTGGGGATTGTCTATTCTGGAACTCATACTTAAGTCATGGTTATTTTAACAATCAAACTCAAAGTAGAATGAGTATTAGTTTTAACATGATTCCTAAAAAACTAAGTCATTTTTACTCTCTCTGAGAGTATGAACCCTCTAAGATATTAGAGGGTTTTTTTAATGTATTCTCTCTTAAGAGGGTCTTTTTTTGTGCATAAATGTTCTTTGGTCTTTGATATCGTATAAAACCTAGGGTTTTAGTATTTTTTCTTGACAAGACCTTATAGATTCCTCTATAATACCTTTGTTGAGGTTGATAAAGAATTTTAAGATCCTATGAGGACAATCTATGAACTGGCACACAGAGTTTTACAAGACCCTGTTTTCTTGGTATATTACTTAAGTACCAGCAGAGACCTGTGATCACTCTTCGTCCTCATCAACATCGTGCTGTTGCTGCTATGCAAAAGCACACCAAAGGTCAGGTGATTGTCCCTACTGGTGGTGGCAAAACACTGAAGATGATTGTAGATACTCTACGTCAGTTTCAGTCACAAACTCCTCAGACTATTGTTGTTGTTGCTCCTCGTATTCTGCTTGCAGAGCAGCTCTCTTCTGAGTTCTTAGAACATATCACTACTGCTGCTGTATTGCACGTCCATAGTGGAGAAACTCACCACTTCAGCACTACCAAACCCGCAGAGATTTACAACTGGTCTCGTCGTGCATACAAGCATCAATTGATTTTCACCACCTACAACTCTCTGAATCGTATTCAAGAGGCAGAGATTGATGTAGATACGATTTACTTTGACGAAGCACACAACAGCGTTCAGCGACACTTTTTCCCTGCGACTGAGCACTTTGCTGCTAATGCGAATCGTTGCTACTTCTTTACTGCCACACCGAAACATTCTATCACTATTTCTAAACCAGGCATGAATCTGCCCGAAGTCTATGGTCAGGTGATTTGCCAGGTTCCTGCACCTGAACTGGTGGAGCAAGGTTATATCCTGCCACCTAAAGTTGTGGTCAAGCAACTGCCAATGGTTCAGGATCGTCAGGTAATCTTTGAGCGTGATGCTGACAATCTGATAGAGACGATTGACGACCAGAACCTCAAAAAGATTTTGATTTGTGCTCGTGCTACCAAACAGATTGTGGGTCTTGTGTCTCAATCTGATTTCTGTGTTCAGTTAGAGCAGCGTGGATACTCTTGGATGTATATCACCGCAAAGACTGGTGCTGTGATTGACGGCAAGAAAGTTGACCGCGAGAAGTTCTTTGATACTCTTAATGCTTGGGGCAAAGATAGCACCAAGCGATTTGTTGTGATTCACCATAGCATCTTATCTGAGGGCATCAATGTGTCTGGATTGGAGGCAGTCCTGTTTATGCGTAATATGGACTACATTGGCATCTCTCAGACTATCGGGCGCGTCATCAGGTTGGGTGATGAATCCAAGAAGTTTGGTCT